GAGCTTTAGCAGCTGCTTTAGCAAGAGTTGCGTCAACTTGCCCTGGTGCATCGCCGATTTCTTGACCTAATGCTTTACGTATTCTTGAAATTAAGTTACCAAACTCAGATGCTACTTTTGGATCTCTTTCGTTAGATGCCATAATCTGATCTAAGTACTTTTGTAGTTGCGCTTTTTGTGGCGGATCTAATGCTTCAATAAGGTTACTATTATTTGATAATTTTAGTATACTGTTTATAGATGTACTTTCGTTTGCTAATGCTAATAATTTTTCAACTTCAGGAGCAATATTTTGCCTAATTTTTAATCTACTCGGAATTACCGGATCTGGTGTTGCATCGGCCGATTTAGCAGCTGGATCAGTTTCTGGTTTAGCAGGCGGACTGTCACCTGGTGATACTTTGTTCTTTTCAAAATTATCATCTAATGCTTTTTTAATTGCAGCCATTGTGCCTGGACCTGCTTGTCCATCTACACTTAACCCATTAGCTTTTTGAAATGCTTGTACAGCTGCATAAGTTCCATTACCATACTTGCCGTCTATTCCGTTTGGATCATGACCTAATCGTGATAATGCTGTTTGTAAATTTTTAATTTCTGGCGTTGCTTTTTTGCCGCCATCATTGTATGCTTTCATTAAATTTGGAGTTGTAGTATCTAGTTTACGTCCTAGTAATGAACCGTTGCTAGGTGCTGTAGCAGCTGCTGCACCTGCTTGTCCTGCCGCCATAGCCGCTGCATTTGATGGTCCATCAATACCTTGTTTACTTGGATCAACTTCAGCGTTTGGATTATTATCTTGTGCTGCTGCATCTGCTGGTCCATCAACACCTTGCTGATTTGCTGGTGGATTTGTTTGATCACCTCGTGGGTCAGTTGCATCTGGATCTGTTGTAGTACTTGCTTGACCACCATCTGTGTTTGGATTGTTATCTTGTCCAGTAGTTGTAGTACTTGCTTGGCCACCATCTGTGTTTGGATTGTTATCTTGTCCAGTAGTTGTAGTACTTGCTTGGCCACCATCTGTGTTTGGATTGTTATCTTGTCCTGATGTACTAGTACTAGTATCATTTTGTGATATGTTTGCTTGTGCATTAGCACCTGCATCTGTATCTACTTGAGGTCCTGCGCTGAGGTTACTGTCGTCAACTGCTTTATCTAATTTTTTTACTACTTCAGGGTCAGCCTTTTTAACAACTTCTTCGGCTTCGTCATCTGATTTAAATAAACCTTTGATGAAATCAAGTACGCCTTCTTCAACTTTTTTGTTTTGTTCAAAGTCTACTTCTGTATATAACTTTGAATGGTCTATAAATTTTTTAATTTCATCGTTACTCATAATTAACTCCCGATAACAGCTTTGGAATTTTCAGTATCTTTAATATCTGCTGATTCACCTTTAGGTGCACCATCCATTGGATCAATTTCACGTTCTTTTCTAGCTGTTTCTAATTCTTTTAGTAAGTCCATTACTCTATTAGCACCAACTGAGTCTTGTGCGCTTTCGCCGCCCATGTCTTCAGTAGTTAGTTTTGCTTCGTATGGACCATCATCTTTTTCTGTTTGTTGTTCTTCAACAGGATCAAACTCGCCTCGTACAACAATATGGCTATGGGGAACATCACAACATTGTACTAAGTATTGTTCTAAAATATGACTTGTAGTCGGATATTTTAATTCTACTTCAAATGTAGTAACTTCCATATTTTGTAGTTGAGGAAAGTCTGCTGGTTTCTCCATAATTGGAGTTGCTTTGCCAGCACTCATATTAATAATCTCATACTTGTTAAGATTCATTTCCATATGGTCTTCAAATTTCTCTGGTAGCTCGCCTGCTACCCGCACTTTGAATTTATATGTTTTTTGTGACTCAGTTAAGAATTCTGTAAATTTTTTCATAATGTTGTTCCCGTTATAAACTATTTATCCATGTTTTTCAATTTTTGAAGTAAACTATTGCGATCTGTAACAACATATCCGTCACCATTTACAATGTCTCCTTCGTTACCCGAAGAATCTTTGTCTAGTTTTTCTTTCTTTAGTTGTAATTCAATCATCTTTAGTTTCTTATCCATCTTAGCTACTTTAGCATCTAAAGATGTTTTTAACATACTACCAGCAACTTCAAATACCCTGCCGCCATATCTAGATTCGACATTCATTCCTAAATCCATTAGATCTTCGTAACTTTGTAAAGCTCGTTGTGCAATATCATTAAGTTCTGCGTCTGCTTTTTCGCCTAAACCCTTAACACTAGGCAATGCACTAGCAATCTTATCAAACTCAGCAATATCTCTTAGAGTTTCTTCTTGCTCTACAATAGCTGTTTCGGCCTTAGACTTTTTCTTGTCTTGATCTACTAAATCTTTTGATTCTGGTAGATTAAGCAGTTCTTCTAATTTTTTAGTCATGTTGTGGTACCTTTAATATACACACTTATTTATCGGATCATCGCCGGCCGTTGTGAAAAATGTCGTCTTCTGTAACTATACGGAATTGTATGCTATTTTGCTTACAATACGCATATGCTGCTTCCCATTTGGCTTGATTGACTATCCAAGCCGCTTGATTTGCTCTACTACGCCCTAATTTTTCTCTATGTGTTTGATTAGCAGGCTTAACTTCTATAAGTTCTACTTTTTGTTTGCCGCCTCGATCAGCATATGCAATAAAAAAGTCTGGTACATATATTGTTTGTTTTCCAGTAAGAGGATTTCGATATGGTATTTTAATAGCTTCACTGGCCCACTTTGCTACTGCTGGATGATTATCACAAAATTGCATAAAAGCAAACTCCCAACTTGATCTATAAGTTGGTGTTTTAGTTCCTATATATTTTTCCGGAAATTTACAGTTAAATTTACCTTGTGCAAATCTAGCCATATTACACTACTACATTGCGTTTTTCAAGTGTGTCAACTACAGCGTTACTTTTAAATCCTAATGTGCTAGTATTAATTCTGTTGTAATTTAATACTTCTGCAACTACTGCACTTAGTTTTGTTTCGTCAAAGTCTTTTAATGTGTCAAGCAATACAAACACTTTTATGTCATCTAATTTTGCTTGTTGGAGCAAAATTGTTCCAGTACTAATTGCTGCTGATCTATCAAAACCTCTTTTTTCAAAAAATGCAACTACAGCATCAACTTCATTTGTACTAAACTCTAGTTTCTTTGTAAAATATTTGTCAAAAAATTCTGTTACTTTTTTATCGCCAGATTGTGTTTGTACTGGTAAACTGCTATTTGTCATGTTCCGGTCACCTTGTTTTCTAATGAACTCATATAATTAGGATTAGATGAATTGGCTCTATGTATTGCTTGAGCTTCAGCTCTAGATACACCTGAATTAGATTGTATATCCTTTATACCTTGTTTTTCAACTGCGCTTGATAATGCTGCAGGATTATTTTTTAAGAATCCTTTGCTACTAGTTACAGCTGCCGCAACTCCTGTTACAGCCGCCGCAAGTAATAAATCTTTACTTCCTCCGCGTCCGCTGTTTTTTGGAAAAAATGTTTGAGCAACTCCGCTTACATTTGTTCCTGTAGCTTGTCCAATTGCACTAGTTAGTATGTTAAAGCCTTCTTGCCTTATACCTTCTTTGCTTAAATTTCTTACATTACCAATAAGTTGTGCACCTTGCAGTACAACTAGTAATGGGTTATTATATGCACCACCGCTTGCAATAAAAGAATACAAGTCCATAGCTTTACCAATTGTTCCACCAAGACCTAATTGTCCTCCACCTTCTAGTGTAATTGGACTAGGTGTTGTATCATAATGATCTTGTCCAAATCCTGTAGGATCTCCTTGTCCACCAATAGTAGTAGGACCTTGCTCGTAAAACACACTTTCGTATGCAACTGAAATAGTATTTGTTAAAGTGCCAGCACCGTCTGAATTATCAACAGTATCGTGTGCCCAATTAGTTAAAATTGGATTAACTAATGTATATGTCAAATGTTCTTTTCTTGACATCACACTAATTTTTATAGATTTAAAAAACGGTACTCCTGGATTGTTTACATCCATACCAAATTTATATTGGTTTCTACTAACACCTTCATATGTACTATGAGGATTAGTACCATATGCTCTGCCGTTGTCTTTTTGTTGGTTACCATCAGCAAAATAGTATCTATAATATGCTTGTAGCAATGCTGTTGTTAATCCTTGATTATCGTCATGAAACTCAATGTTTACTGGATCATACTGAACACTAGTTTGAAAATTCTTTTGTCTATTATATTTTTTTCTAGTTTCTACATTTGCAGTAAATTTAGGCAAGTCAGCACGTTTAACTAACATACCAATTTCATTTAATCCTGGGCCTTCAAATAATGCAGGAAGAATACCTTTTGCTTCTAGTGCTACTTCAAAGTTTACATGATAAGTAAATTTTGCTTTAGGTGCAAGACGTAGTCCGTCATCAACATATAATCTTGATGCGTGTTGGAAATCTGCTAAATTTCCTTTTGGATTAAGTGCTCCGTTAGCAATTGAATCGAGCAATGCATTGAATTTATTTGCCATACTAATATTTATCCAACTTATTAAAGTACGTATATAAAGAAAAAAGGGAGCGCAATGGCTCCCTTAAAAAAGACTAAATGAATTTTATTTTTATTATGCGCCGCCGCCAGTTACTAGAGTGTTAGTTGTACGTCCGATAGCTGTGCCAATACCTGTACCTTGTGGTGATTGTATTGTGTTATCGTAACGAATGTTTAGTGTAACACTTACTGGATCAGTTGAGTTTGAATATGCTAAACTGTTGTAGTTTGCACTTTCACAGTAACAACCGTATAGTTCAAATGTTTCAAGTACTGCTGGTGTGTTAGCACCATTACCACCATCTAAGATTTCAATACGTGTAACGAATTTATAATCTTGTCCTGATGCTGCACTTGACTGCTCATAGAAGTCAAATTGTTTTTGAAGTTGTTCGCCAACTAGTTTTTGTACATTGTTGTTTACATCTTCACGTAAGTTAAGTGTGATTGGTTCCCAAGTATGTTTACCTGCTAGGTATACTCTTGAGTTGTAAACATCTAATGTCATTTGTTCGAAACTTACATTTGGTCTAGTTACGTCAATAACTTGTTTTGTAAGTTCTGTTGTTGGTGTACTAATACCAAAGTTTTCTAGTGTCACTCTAAAGCGATACTGTAACTTCGGCATTAAAAGTCCCTGGTTACTAGCGGAATCTCCGCTAGCCAGTGGAACTGTAATTTTTGATAGTGTTGAAATTGCCATTTAGTCTGCTCCTGTTATATATATTTATCAGTTTAAAGTCCTGATATTTCTCCAGTATTTTTAAGTCTTAGTGGTATGTAGATAAATTCTACTGCTTTTACAGGTTCAATAGCAATGTCTAAGTATAGTTCATTTCTATCAATTCTGCTTGGCGTATTGTTTGACTCATCACAAACTACTAGGTAATCATACAAGCCACGCTGTCCAACTAATTCAAGTAGCAAACTTTCTGCTGCTTGTTTAATTTCATCACGTGTAATCTTATCATTTGGTTCAAAGATATATGGTTTAGCAAGTGTGTTTAGCTGACTACGTAAGTAGATAACCAAACGTGCTACA